CTTCTTGAGCATTCCAAAGAGCTTGCGTTCCTGTATCAATAGATGAAACTCCAGATGTTTTAACAGTTACTTTATTTGCCTGTATCTGGACTTGAATATCACTACTTATTATGTTTGAAGAGTCGCTAATTGTATACTGAACATTAGCATGCTGATCAATGCTTGATTCATAAAATCTATTATAGTGCTCATATCTTGCTATATTTTGCTCATCAATATAGAAACGACCTAGATCGGCTAATGTAATTTTATCAATGGCCGACCTAATTGTTTCATCCTCACTGTATAGGAATGGGAAAACACGAATGTTTGAGACTTTAGATGCTATATATCTTTCAGTAACTTCTTCAGATGTTAATGGTTTATTATATATGGCAAATTCATCCATTGTTAAAGTTCTAGTTGTTGCAGGTGGATTTTGACCTGAGCCGGCTGTAAAGCTCGATCCTCTACCTCCGATTGTTAAATCAGAAGCCTGTGTTACTACATTGCCAGTTAAAACCACAGATGATTGCAAATCTCCATTTACATAATAAGACATTGTTTTTGTAGACTTTTTATAAGTTGTTGCAAAATGGTAAAAATTAGCTACAGACAAATTGGCGTTACCATTTGCCAAAACTGTTCCAGATGTTGTTTTAATCTTAAAACCATGAGATGAGTTGCCATTAAAATAAAATTCATAACCGCTTGATGGATTTGAATTTGCCCATGATGATATATACTCACCATCATCTGCAAAGTAACCGTCATGAAATTTTGCAATAAATTCAATTGTAAAATCCGCTTCTGATATTGATATAGATGAATGGTTGGGTACTCTAATATAACCATTGTTATAAATAAGAACACCCATATTATTTTCGTCTGATGTTAGTGCATTGCCTTTATTTAAAGCAATGTTGCCACTATAGATTGCATCATTATTATGGTGGTTAGTTCCAGCAACATTTGCATAAACTGAGCCATCTCTATAACCCGCACCATCCAATGCGCTTACAGTTTTAGTATCAGACAGAGGAACGGCAATCATGTTTGCTGTTGGGTTGTCTAGAGCTGTATTATTTTTTAATAATTTAATATCAAAATCAGCAATTCCAGGGCCATGAAAGAATTCAATTCTCAATCTATAAGGTGTTCCAGCAATTAGATTTAATGGGTTAGCAACTCCTCCATTTTGCTTTTTTCTATAATCATAAGCAGACAGAAGCGTGAGCGTTGGATGGTTTTTCCAAGCCTCAATAATTAGAGTATTGTCAAGATAAACTCTCGCACCACCTGAAAGAATGTGAATGAGAAGGTCTTGATCTCCGCTTTGTAGCGGGATATAGTAGCCATCGGCTACACCATTATAGTATTTATCATATGTAACAGAGTTATTTTGCCCAGTAAAAGTAAAATTATTTAATGTAAAAGCATCGCCCCCAGAAGTAATATTGCTAGAACTTTCAGTATAGTCTGGCGATATAACTGCCTTTTCACCATTGACGCGATCTTCAATAGACAGCGTTCTTTCTAGAGCGTCAGCAATAATGTTTTTATAGAAACGCTCTTTTCCGGGCTTCATACCCCAGAAACGACACCTTAAACCACTTCTTACACTTATAACATTATTATCTCTATCTACTGAATCATCATTAAATGAATACTGCAATATTGCGCCTCTTGCTATTGCGTCTTTTGCATATGGCGATACTTGTCTAAAATTTGATTTTGGAAAATTTGTTTTTAATAATAGATTTTTTACAGCATTACCTACTGTTGAGTTTTCAATAAAGAAGCCCTTTGTTAGTTTCTTTTCTGACATAAACTTTGTCCAATCACTAGCAGTGACTGATGTTGTCATTTCTGAAGAAGATGAGGTCCATTCATCAACATAGAATGTACCCATATCAACATACTCATACGGATCAAATTGAACTTTTGCCCCCGCACTATGGGAAACAGCATCAGTATAGGAATATCCCCTTTCAGAAATATTTAATGTATTTGTGCTTATAATAGAGTTGCTACAAAGAATCATTTCTTTAGATGAATTATCTGGGTCAATTGTTACTATAAAATTATTACTAGAACCGCCAGTTGGAAATATTGCAGCGTCTAGAACTGTAAGAGTATTTGAACTATTACTAATAGAACTTTGCAAAAGGGTATTTGAAAGAACATCGTTTGTTTTTTTGATTCTCCATCCTGTTCCAATCCTAATTTTAATATCTTTTTTCATATATTTACCAAAACCAGTAGATTCATTAAACGCATTCCAATCCTTACTTGCGTTATCTAATTTAATAGACAATTTAGGACTTTGCGTACCACCAATTGGAAGTGTTGATTCATGCACATCTCTTGATCTAGAGACTGTATAATCAATCACATAATCTGTTACATCAATTTGATATATAGGGTTGATTTCATGCACCCTTCCATAATCCAATCCGTTCTTTGTTGATAACAAAATTAGTTCAATCTTTCCAGCTTCATAATTAGCATTAATAGCATTAGTTGTTTGGATATCTAATTCTTTATAGTATTCATCAGCAAGAAGTGTAACTGTTTTTTCCAATAGGAGAATGAAGCCCGGAGATTGACCATACACTCTTAAAGTAAATGAACTAATTTGACCAAGTGATTCTGATGTTGTTATTCTTATCTTATTCATCTTGGTCGTGTCAAAAGTCATTGTCAGCGGAGGGGATGACGCAAATAAGCCGTTTGCCTGACTTTTAGTCTTTGTCCACCAACCAAATTCATAATCATCTTTATCATCTGAGGGGATGCAATGCCAGTTGCCATCTGCTTTTATAACTGTTCCGTCTTTTTGCTTTGCATCGGCAACTGCCCATCCATGAGCTTCTCTCTCATACCCATTAACCGATTGCTTTTCTTTAAAATAAAAACCCAATGAACCTTCAGATGTCACAGTGTGGGCATCAGAGTTTGTTATAGATACATTCGACAAGTGACGACTGTCTAATAAGTCTATTAAAATCTTAGGCTTAACAGTTTGCGAGTATGCGGATATAGCAGTGTTAAAAGAACTAGATAGAGTTTTTCCGTAAATATCTTCAGTTATCATTAAGCCTGCTCCAGAGTCAGACTACAATCAAAGAAATATACTTCTTCTTCAATGTGTCTTCTAATTAATTTTTCGGAATAAGATTTCACAAATACATTATACGATGTTTCCGTAGGCGGTGTCAGCCCAGATTCATCTTGATTAATTACTTTAAGAACATGAACATCTGAATCATCGGCAATACCTTGTATAAAATCTCTTGAGTATTTTCCATCAACTGCGTATGCTCTAGAGTTTGGTAAATATTTCCAAGACAATGAAAATGTCTTACGACCTGATTCTGATGCTCTCTTATAGTAACGATTTTTTTTATTGTTCCAATTTGTATTTTCAATAAAACTTGGAGATAGAGAAACTTCAAAACTTCTATTGTGAGCAGTTAATGGTTTGCCATCCAATAACAAAAATGTTTTTATTAGAGAAGTGTCTATAAAATTTGGACTAAATCTTGTTAAATCATTTACCTTTATACTAGATGAAATTGTTATCTGCGATTGTAGAAAGTTAATTTCTCCAGCCTGTGTCAATAACACTGTCAGTATTCCAACAGCTGATGAAGCTTTTGCAATCCTTGTAGCCGAAGATGATACCGATGCAACAACATTGGGATGAGTTGACGCTTTTGTTGTTTTAGTTGTCGTGCAGGCTATCGATGAACTGATGTCAATATTAGAAGATGCCTGAGTCGTCTTACTGGCGGATACGGCGACTGTAGATGAACTATCTAGGTGTATAAGACCTTTTAAGATTTCAGATGATAATATTTCAACGGTAGAAGAGGAGTCAGATGTAGCCGAGGCAAACGCAGTTTTTATTCCGGATGATGTTACTGTTGATGTTATATCAATTGTAGAACTAGCAGATGCAATTTTAACCGATGATGCCGATAAATCAGTTGTAATTCCAATATATGCCGCTGCAGCCGTAGGGCCTGCATAAAAGTCAAAGCCAGACGCTGAGGGGCCAATATTATAATATTCTTCTTCAGACATTACTGCTCCTCAAACTCTATTGAAACATCGTAATAATTACATGCCTCTGGGATATCCCTTCTGATTAATTTTTCGGTATAAGAGTTCACATAACATGTATAATCTTCATATCCAGACAAAGGGTCAAGTTTTATTGTGACGGTAACGGTTCCTCTTGTTTGAGAAATTGAACTTAAATAGTCCCTGCCTTTACATCCATCAACTGTTTTTTCATGGGTATTCGGTAAATAAGTAAAAGAAATAGAGAATTTCTTTTTATTCTTTTTCACATACCTTTTGACAACTCCACGTGCAAGTTCAACATCTGAACCCGACTGGAGTGTTTCAATCTGTGTTGATCTAGAACCTTCTGTTATTCTTTCTCCATTGATCTTTATTAATGTTGAAAGTCCTGATTGTTGATTTTCAATAACCGCCATTACATTCCTCTATTAATACCATTATAGGTGCTAATTGTTCTGTTTTGTAGACCTGCGGTCTTTTGATTTTGTGGACTGACATTGATATTGTAATCTTTCATCATTGATTCAAACCATTGCTTTTCTCCAATAAAGTTATCAACATAAATATTGATATTAGATGTTGAAGATGTTTGAGGCTGAACTGGGCCGGCATAAGATG